GCACGAAGCTTGGCAAACGTGTCATACAGATTGTCTTCCATTGCTTCTTCCGTAACCGCGAAAGCAAGCGCAATAGTTTCAGCCGTATAACGGGCAGTGTAACTTTCCTGAGCGTCGTCATAGGAGACAGCAGCACCTTCACCCTTGGTCGGCGCAGAGCCGAAACCAGTGAAGAGAACTTCTTCCTCGAATGCACGATCAGAATTTTCAATGTCGAAGAGGGGTTCGTGTTCGTTATTAACCTCTCCATACTCCATTCCAAATACGGCATTCAGGCCCGGAAGGAGTTCTTTTGAAATACTAGCTCTATTAATAGCCATGATTAATCCTCCCTATTAAGCCGTTGAAGCCGTAGCAGTGACATAACGATCCCGATGGGTGTTAAGCCAAACTTCGACAATTGGATAAGCGTCATTGTTACCTTCGTCAGGATACTGAGCGCGGCCAACAACACGAGCAGCAAGCTCGGTTTCAGCACCAGAACTAGCCATCAGGTAATAGCTGGACTGCCCAGTTACCGTGCTGCCCGAACTAGCCGTAGAACTCACTGTAACAGTGTAGTTCTTAGCAACCGCTGCTTCAGCAGCAGAAAGCGTCAAAGAACACTGAATGTAGTAAGTTTGCGACGGATCAGTAATAACAAAGAATTTAATATCTGTGGCGGATGTCCCACCATTCCAATAACGAGAGAACTTCTGTTCTCCATTTTCAACATACTGACAGCCCATGAAAACGCCCGAGGGCTTCAAGGTACCGGCAATAAACGGCGAAATCGTAGCAAAGTTTGCTCCCGGAAGTACTACCGGATCGCCTGTGAAAATGTTGTTACTAGGTGACTGCGCCTGACCCGTTGAGGTAAGCGTAATCATATCGGTGACGGCCTCATTATTATAAGCGCCGCCTCTCTTACGAGCAGGGACAAAACCACGAAATGCTTTAGTAGTAGACATGTGTCATCTCCTTAAAGTTAAAGACGCTAACCCTGAAAATTGGGTCGTCGCCCTTTCGTTACTGTGGTTTTACTATTATTGGAAATTGGCATACGAGAATCAGAACTGTTCATAAGTTGAGCGTTTACGGCTTGCATCATATTATCAGCCTTGTTCTCGTAGAATTTCCGTTTAGCCGCTACCTTACCCGCTGGCATTTTTGCTAATGCCAAGTCTCCACGACAGACTGTGCCTTGGTAACGACCGTCTTCCCTTACGAAGGATGTAATCGACATTTCAGGAACTTCATCAGGAGTTACGAAAACCCATCCCTCTTGTAGTTTCTTACCTACATTTGAGATGTCGTCTGTGCCTTTGATGGAGATGCGTATCCAACGTAAAGCCATTCCTTCACTATCAAATCGTGCTTGCACATGATCTGGAATAGATAAGGCGTTAGGCTCTTCAAAGGTCCATTCTTCTTCCTGTGTGTTATTCTCTCTAAGTTGACTACTACGTGTTTCATTTCGTGTCATAATAATTCTCCGCGCTTCTATTTAATATTTGTATATTCACCGTCAAGCCCATTTACTTTGAGCTTTTCGGCAGCATATCTTTCAAGTGGAATATTCCATTTCTGTGCTAGTCGGATATCTTCTTGAGATAACTTAACTTTTCTAGAACTGGATGAGGAGGAACGCGATCCCCCCGAAACCACTTGAGCAGGACTTGACGTACTGTCCTGCACACGTTGAATATCTTCCCCAAACTGTTGAGGAAAAGATTGCTTCATTCTGTTACTAATCTCCTGATAAAATTCATTATCATTTGGATCGTAACCTTCATTCTTTAGTTCCGCATCAATGGCTAGTGCCGCTGCGGTCATAACATTATTAGTACCAAACCAATCATTCTCTGATGCCCACTCTTCTGCCTTAGGATCATTGGCCGCAGGTCTAGGAGCAACCTGCCGTTGCACTGGCTGTTCTACTGGAGCAGCTTCATAATTACGTTTGGCACTGGAAACATTCTTCAGATCACCCTGTGCTTCATTTAGCATTGTCTGAGCCTGAAGAAGTTTCTCCTTCTCGCCATTTTCAAATGCTTCTAAATAAGCTGCCTGAGCTAACTGAATCTTATCTGTCAATTGCTTTTCTGAAGCATCGAGACTTAATTTATTAATCTCCTGTACTTCGGAATGCTTTGTTTTGAGGTTAGTTTCTAATTCCTCATTCTTTTGCATGAGGGAGTGAATCTGTTCGTCACGTTCTTTACGCTGACGAATGAGTTGTCGGATACGTTTCTGAGCACCAGACGTTTCAATTCCGTCTAGCTCTGACCTACCTTTTTCTTTTTCTTCTTTTTCTTCAGGTGCAGAAACTGCAATAGCTTGTTCAGAAGATTCTTCAATTTCATACGCAACTTCATTCTCCTCTGCATTATCAGGAACAGATACTTCGCTCCACTCTTCTTTCTCGATCATTGTTTTTTTCTTTCCCGTTGTTTACGAAACAAACGATTTAACGATTATATCAGTATATTATAGCATAGTATTGTTATATCTACAAATTAAGCTGATCCTGCACTAAGATTAAAGGTAGGATCAAGATCAGCAGGGTTTTCTACACGGAGCATGATCTGGTCATCAAACAATAGAATAAGCCGCACTCCTTTATAAAATAGCTTAGTTCCTGTATGCTTACCGTAGCAAACATAGTCCCCTTCTTTACACCATCCGCCTTTAGGAAACTTATCCCGATCTCCATACGCAAGATCACCAAGGCTTAGAACTTTACCAATAGTTGTAAGATAAGACATATCTTCTTTGGTAGAGTCTGGAATAATAATACCACCCTTGGTTAATGACTTAACCGAGACAGGGCGGATTAGAACATGAAAGCCGGGAAGTGATGGTAGTACATCAGGGTCTGGCTGTTCAATAGGGTCTGTGATCCAGAGATCATTTTTAATAGAATTACCTAAATTTACTTGTTGCATTTTACTCCTCATCTTCGTCGTATATGCGTTTTTTTACAATATCAGTTAAACGGTCTCTTGACCACTCTAACCCTGCAAGAGTGCCTACCATTTGCTTATACTCAGCATAGTCACTGGCACTGCCATTACCAAGAGACACTCTTAGATTATTAATTTCTTCATTTAGTGTTTGAACAAATTCATCCCAGATAGTCATTACTTGAGTTTAGCAGGACCGGGAAATTCAAACGAGGACTTATCGAACTCGCCAAGAACACTACGATTTTTACGTGTGCCGTAGGACTCTTCCTTCACTACATCACCAAACGTAGCACGATTAGAAGACGGTACATGTGTAACGTATCCGTCAGTAATACCTTTAACATCGGGCTTCACATGATCGTAATAGCCCTTTCCTTTTGTCATCATTGGTTGTCTCCTTGAAACTGTTTAAGAAATTCAAATATTTCTTGAGTTGTGTTTTCTTTTTCTTTACCTTGCTGCTTTTCAGCTTCAATAGCCAATAGTGTAAGAGCTTCAAGGGCTTTAATATCTTGCTTACTATTCCGATCTAGTTCGGCTTTCTCTCGTTTGAAGTTATCAGTAGAGTTAGTTTTCAACATACTAATAATCTGATCGTTCTCTTCAAGCTCAAGTTTCTTATTCTTCAGTTCCATGTCAGCCGCTGAGATAGCAGTATCATTCTGAAGTTTCTGTTTCTCAAGTTCTACCTTGGCCTGTTCAAGTGCAACTAGCTGCTGCTCTGGCGACTGTGCCATACCTGTAGCCATGTTAGCATTGAGAACCTGCTGTGCAGCCTGTGCTGTAATCATCTCGATTACCTGTGGGTTACGAGCAGCATCTGGTCCAGCTTCCTGCATTAACTTTTGAGTCATCCCTGTTACCTGTTCCTGATACTTCATTACAGAATGTTCCTGAATGTTAGCTTCAAGAATAGGACGAAGCCTACCCATAATAGGATTAGAGCCATTCATAGGGTCTTGTAGGTAAGCCATCTTAGTCTGGATATGTGCATCATGGTTCTGACCGGGGAATGCCCCGATAGGGATACCCTTTGTTGCAGCCATGATATCAGACACTGGGTCCATAGCTTGAGGCTCAATCTTAGGCGGCAGTATCTGTTCTAGGTTAGGCATGTTAGCAGCATGTAGAATAGTTCTATTCAATGCTTCTAGGTTAAACATTCCCGGTGGTGACTGCTGTGCCATTTGTAATGCCATGTTAGCCAGCATCATGCGATGGGCATTAGATGGAATGTTAGGATCAGATACAGGGATAATATCTACACGACCATCAAAGTCTTTTCGGAAAATACTACGCGACTCGAATGGGACATCATATGGATATTCGTCAGGTAAGTAATCATAGTTAATACTGGCGAGGATTCTAAATTCATCCTTCTGTGATTTATGTACTCGCTTGTGAATAGCCGAGAAGAACTTACTACTGGCTTCAAGCAACGCCATAGTCGTGCCAACGGGTCCATAAGAGGCAGCAT